CGGATATTTTTACCCTCGATGAAGGACGCAAAAACGGTTACACCTTCGCGATCGTCTTAAACGATGACGATACGATGGATATCACCATCAGCGTGCAATTAACCGAGCGTATTCTTGTTTCCCAGGAACAGGGCGCTCTGCACGCGACGTATTCCCCCGAGCCGCCGCTGCCGGAGCCCGTCACGCGGCCGAAGGCGCTGTACATCAACGGCGAGCTGGTCAGCCAGTGGGAGGACTGATTTCCCCGCGCTGAAGGCCGCCATTCGCCTGCCGTCTGGACCGCTTGTTGTATCATCCCGCAGAAAACCCCGTCTCGTTGCTGCCGTTCCTCCTGAACGGCATTCTCTTCTCATGAATACATTAACTTCCATGAACGGTATCGCTCGCGCGATCCGCAATCTGATTCGTATCGGTGTTGTGACCGATGTTGACCTCAACAGAGGGCTTTGTCGTGTCCAGACCGGCGGGATGAAAACCACCTGGCTGAACTGGCTAACCTGTCGTGCGGGACGTTCGCGCGTCTGGTGGGCTCCTTCCGAGGGAGAGCAGGTGCTGCTGCTGGCCATCGGCGGCGAGCTTGATACCGCCTTTGTGCTGCCCGGCATTTTCTCTGACGACCATCCGGCGCCGTCCGGGTCACCTGACGCGTTCCACGTCTCGTTCCCTGACGGCGCGGTGATCGAGTACGAACCCGGGCGCGGGGCGCTGACGGTTGCTGGCATTAAAACGGCCGATATTACCGCCTCTGAATCGCTGACCGCCACCGTGCCGGAGGTGCGGGTGACGTCAACATCCCGCATCACACTGGATACGCCTGAAGTGGTGTGTACCAACAGGTTAATTACTGCCTCTCTTGAAGTGCAGAAGGGCGGCGTGATGGCCGGAAATATTGAGCATTCCGGCGGTAAATTCACCTCCAACGGGGTGCAGGTGGACAACCACGCGCACGGCAGTGTGCAAAGCGGCGGAAGCTGGACTAAGGGGACACAATGACGGTGCGTTACAGGGGGATGAACAGGCAGACCGGGCTGAGCATTTCAGAGGCTGAACACATCCGGCAAAGCGTGCGCGACATTCTGGTTACGCCGATCGGCTCGCGGGTCATGCGGCGGGATTACGGCTCGCTGCTGGCGGCGATGATCGACCGGCCGCAGAGCCCGGCGCTGCGTCTGCAAATCATGGCCGCATGCTATTCCGCCATCCAGAAATGGGAGCCGCGGATAAGCCTGACGGCCATCACTTTCGAGCGTTCGGAGAACGACGGGACGTTGTATGTCGATATCACCGGCACGCGCCCGACCTCCGGACAATCCTTTTCTATCACCATTTCACTGAGTTAAACGCTATGGCTATTGTTGATCTGAGCCAGCTCGCCGCGCCTGATGTCGTGGAGGAGGTGGATTATGAAACGCTGTTGGCAGAACGAAAGGCCACTTTTGTCTCCCTCTATCCGGAAGAGGAGCGAGAGGCGATTGCACGGACGCTGACCCTGGAATCCGAGCCGATTGTGAAGCTGCTGCAGGAGAACGCCTACCGGGAAGTTATCTGGCGCCAGCGGGTTAATGAGGCGGCGCGTGCGGTTATGTTGGCCTATGCCGCAGGCAGCGATCTTGACCAGATTGGGGCAAACGCTAACCTTGCGCGTCTGGTCATTACCCCTGCCGATGACACCACGTTCCCGCCCACTCCGGCTGTGATGGAGTCCGATACCGATTTTCGTCTGCGCATCCAGCAGGCGCCGGAAGGGCTTAGCGTGGCCGGTTCGACGGGCGCGTATCAGTTTCATGGTCGGAGTGCAGATGGTCGGGTAGCTGACATTTCCGTAATTAGCCCACAGCCCGCAAACGTCACGGTCTCTGTGCTTTCCCGGGAGAATAACGGCGTGGCGTCCGGGGAGCTGCTCACCGTTGTTCGCAATGCGCTGAACGATGAGGACGTCAGGCCTGTCGCCGACCGCGTCACCGTCCAGTCGGCCAAAATAGTTGACTACAGCATTGAAGCATCGCTTTTCCTATTTCCCGGTCCCGAAAGTGAGCCGGTACTCAACGCGGCAAGGGCCCGGCTACAGGCCTATATCACGGCCCAGCATCGGCTTGGACGCGATATCCGCAAGTCCGCCATTTACGCCGCCCTTCACGTTGAAGGGGTGCAGCGCGTGGAACTCACCGCACCCGCGGCTGACATTGTGCTTGATGAAACTCAGGCCTCATGGTGCAGCCACTACAGCGTAACCGTGGGGGGAAACGATGAGTAATACCCGACTTCTACCTGTTGGTTCGTCGCCGCTTGAGGTGGCGGCGGCGCGCGCCTGTGCGGACATCGAAAATACGCCCGTTCCGCTGCGCCATCTCTGGAGTGCTGACACCTGCCCGGCGAATCTGCTGCCCTGGCTGGCGTGGGCGTTTTCGGTTGACCGCTGGGATGAGAACTGGCCAGAGGCCACCAAGCGGGATGTCATTCGCGCGGCGTGGTTTATTCATGCCCACAAGGGAACGATTGGCGCCGTGCGCCGCGTGGTGGAGCCGCTCGGCTATCTGATTAACGTCACCGAGTGGTGGCAAACCAACGATCCGCCCGGCACCTTCCGCCTTGATATCGGCGTGTTGGACACGGGCATCACCGAGGAAATGTATTACGAAATGGAGAGGCTTATCGCCGATGCGAAGCCTGCCAGCCGCCACCTTATTGGCCTGAATATCATCCAGGACATTCCGGGTTATCTCTATACCGGGGCCCTGAGCTATGACGGCGACATCATCACGGTTTATCCCGGATAAGTGAGAGCACAATGACAGTGAAATATAAAACGGTTATCACCAAAGCCGGTGCCGAAAAACTGGCAGCAGCGACCGTCCCGAACGGCAAGAAAGTCAATTTTACGGCGATGGCGGTCGGCGACGGTGGCGGCACGTTGCCGGTGCCTGATGCCGGGCAGACGAAGCTGGTGAATGAAGTCTGGCGCCACGCGCTGAATAAAATCAGCCAGGACAATAAAAAGCGTAACTATGTGATTGCCGAACTTCTCATTCCTCCAGAAACCGGTGGTTTCTGGATGCGAGAAATGGGTCTCTATGATGACACGGGTACACTGATCGCAGTCGGGAACATGGCGGAAAGTTATAAGCCGTTGTTAGATGAGGGATCTGGGCGTGCGCAGACCGTGAGAATGGTCATCATGGTAAGCGACATAGAGTCCGTCGAGCTGACGATTGACACCTCAACGGTAATGGCAACGCAGGATTATGTCGATGACAAGCTCGCAGAGCATGAGCAGTCTCGTCGGCATCCTGATGCCACGCTAACGGCTAAAGGGTTTACCCAGCTTAGTAGTGCGACTGACAGCTCCTCAGAAGTGCTGGCTGCGACGCCGAAAGCGGTAAAGGCTGCCTACGACCTCGCCAGCGGGAAGTATACGGCTCAGGATGCAACCACAGGACAGAAAGGGATTGTTCAGCTCAGTAGCGCCACTGACAGCGCGTCTGAGACGCTTGCGGCCACTCCAAAGGCCGTGAAGACCGTCAGCGATAATGTCGCAATGCTGAAAAACAGTCTGGGCACTGCCGCAGGAAAAAATGTCCAGGAAAGTCGTGACGACATCACGCCCGGGCGCGTGGTGGCTAATGGTGGGGCGGTGGCTGCAAGGTCTGTTGCTGCGGAAGCGTCAAGGGATATTAAAAGCGCAAATGATTTACCTGTTAACTCCGTTAGTTTCTGTTATGCAAGTGCTACGAATTCGCCGGGCTATGAAGCAACTATTCTTGATGTCGCTGGATTGAATAATGACTACCGTGTGCAGTATGCCGCATGTTATGCCGATGGTGGGAAACGGCTAAAATTCCGTACATTCAACGGTGATAACCGCGTTTGGGGTTCATGGACGAACGTTCTGACCAACTACGGCGGAAGTGTCTCATATCTTGACGGCGCAACTTACTATCAGGCAAACCCAAGCGTATGGATGGGTGCTGGTGCTTTTGCCGATCAGTATGGAAGTTACGCACCATTCCATTTGCCATACGGTCATGTAACGCCGAGAGGAGTTTCTCAGTATCTACCGTTAATAAAAGGTGTTACTAGCACAGCCGAATATGGTTTTGGGTCGGCAGTAAGCTTCGGCATTCTGCGCACAGGTAATAATGATTTCGGTTCCGCTGTTATTCATATCATTGGGGATAACGGCGAAGGAGCTATGTACGGGTTTGATACAAAAGGTACATTCAGTACATCCCGTCAGGTTTATAGTGGAGGTCGTATTGATGCTGCTGGAGATATTACTTCTGCCGCAAATATATATGCCTCAGGTCAGCTTAATTCTGGTGGGAATATAGTTGCTGGTCAGGGGGTTTTTGAATCCGGCGGACAGGTAAGAGTTTACTCATCAAATAACCCGCCCCCAAATCAGTCGGGGTCAACAAATACCGGGAATTATTCCGCCTATTATCGTCACGGTAATGGACAGGTTTTTATGCAGTGTATTGGTGGTGTGTATTCCAATTCACGAACAAACCCGGACGTCACCGTATATTTACCAGCATCATTCCCGAATGGGATTCTTGCGATTTCAGGTTCATACAGCGGAAATGGTGGTAATGATTCGGATTCATGGTGGTCAGCTTCTGCTATAAGCGCTAGCGCTTTCAACCTGCACACACGTAACACGGATGGCACATTCTCTTTTGTGGTAACAGGATATTAGTTATGCATAGTCAATTATTCAGCAATAAAACGCGCGGCTTTTATCCGATAAAAAGCCTGCGCTATTACAAGTCTGTTAACGCTCTGCCGGATGATCTTGTTCGGGTCAGTGATTCAGATCATGAAAAATTTGTCGGTGCTGCCCCCGTTAACTGCGCTCCCGGTTACAACGTCGAGAGCAAACAGATGGAGTGGGTCGCTGTAACCGCACCGGTCAGAACACAAGAAGAAATCCTCGCGGTTAATCGCAGAAAGCTATTGAGCATGAAACGCGAGGCGGCGATTAGCGCATTTCCGCTGCAGTCTGCAGTTGATTTGGGGGTTGCCTCCGAGGAAGAAAAAGTACAACTGGAAGAACTGAAAAAATACGTTGTAGAACTGACGGGGGTTGACCTCAGTACACCTGACTGGCCTAAAACTCCTGAGTGGATATCTGTTTAAGTAGTTGGTTATTTTAAAGAAATAGCCCGCATCATGCGGGCTATTTCTTATTCATAGGGACATTCCTCATATTCTTCTGTTTCATCACCGACAAAGAATTTCAGCCAGTAATAGCCAAAAATCCACCATGCAGTCCGACCATCTGTTAACCAGAGTAAAATCCTCATAACCATCGTTAATGGCGCAACGATATCGATAATATTCAATCATTAATCATGGTTATCGACGATCAATGACTCATGATTGATCTCTCAAAACGATCGATCACCTTTCCCGCGCAGGTCAACCACTCCCACTCACTGTGCGTTGTGCTGTCTTACCTCCAACGGCATTACGTTTCATAACTCACCCGCTCAAGAGAAACTAGCCTCACCACTAAACGAAGGAGTTAACCGGATGGGCGACTATCACCACGGCGTGGAAGTTATCGAAATCAACGATGGCACCCGCACCATTTCCACCGTCTCGACGGCAATCATCGGCATGGTCTG